GGGGCTGCAATGGACGATGGGGCCGATAAAAAAAACCCCGCAGGGGTCTGGCTTAGGGAGTTAGGCCATGGGTCATGGTTCCGCATAGACGCACTGGGCGCATACAGGGCGCTTGACGTGTTCAGCGGGGATATTGAGTTAGACGAAACGGGAAGCCAGTTTGCATGGGCTGACGCCACAGATGGGTTTGGCGGGAATTACCTTAAATCCATGGGAGGGGACGGGGAAAGCCAGACGAAGTTCATGCATCTGCGGACATACGGGTATGCCAGCGACCTGCCAGGGACGAAATTTACCTTTGTTACGGAGCATGTCATCACTATTACGGAAAATGACTATGGATTAGATACAGATGCAGCTGTAGGTGCGCCGGTCATGGCCGGGGGGAGAAATTTTGGGGGCATAGAATACTGTGGGACTACAGGAAATACCTTAAACGGTATTGCACTAGCGGCAAAGAAGTTTGGCGACCAGATGGATGCTGCCAGCATCCATGTGACCAAGGTGGAGTTTCTTTATTCAGCGTAAATTTATTTAGCCCAAAGCCAAGCCATTGGGCTGGCAGGCTCTGGCCCCGGCCTATATCCCTGCACAGGAGGGGGGGTAATGGGGAGGGGGAGCAAAAAAATGTGAAATTTCTAAGCTAGGCAGGCTAAAATAGGGAAAGAAAGGATGGTATTTACATGAAAGCTGGGATTTTATCTGCAATAGGGGTTTTTGGTGGCGCAGTCGCGTCGCTGTTTGGCGGCTTTGACGCCGCCCTGGAGACGCTGCTGATCTTTATGGGGGCGGACTACATAACAGGCCTCATCGTTGCTGGGATATTCCACAGGAGCGAGAAGACAAGCAGCGGGGCGCTGGAGAGCCGCGCCGGGTGGAAGGGGCTCTGCCGGAAGGGCGTCACGCTCCTGGTTGTGCTGGTGGCATGCCGCCTGGACCTTATGCTGGGCAGCAGCTTCATCCGGGATGCGGCAGTGATTGCGTTCATAGCCAACGAGGCCATATCCATCGTTGAGAACGCCGGGCTTATGGGCATACCGCTGCCCATGCCCGTCCTGAAGGCGATTGACGTATTGAAGAATAAATCGGAAAGTGGGGATAAAACAAGTGGTTAAGATTGTATTTAAAAATGGCTGTGTCGTGAAATGGAAGGAAAAGGAATATACTGACTATAAGTATGACGGGAAATGCTTTATCTTAATCAAAAAAGGGAAATGGGCTGCATTTTATAATATGGATAGTGTCGTTTCCATCATAGTAAAATAAAAAGGGAGGGAACCTTATGATTTCAAACTGTGGGCATGACGAGCGGGGAAAGTACTCTGGCGGGGCAGCAGGCGACCAGACAGGCACGGAATGGGCGGTCATCAAGTGGTACAGCAGGCCATGGAAGTGCGTGCTACGGCATCCAGACGCAAAGGTACGCGGCATGGTCGCGCAGATGGCCAGGGCAGCCGCAGGCAACGATAAGGTTGGCTATGACCAGTCACAGCGCTATACCTTCTGGGAACACCTGAAGGCGTCAAAGTATGACCCGGCCAAGATTACGGTAAGGTGTGAGGCGGACTGCAGCTCAGGGGTGGCCGCCATCGTAAAGGCCGTAGGCTACCGCCTGGGGATCCAGAAATTAAAGGACGTAAGTATTTACTGCTACACCGGGAACCTAAGGGCAGCATTAAAGGCAGCAGGATTTGAGGTGCTGACAGATAAAAAGTACCTGGCATCTGACGATTATCTGCTGGAAGGGGACGTGCTCTTAAATGACGGGGCGCATACGGCAATAAACGTGACGGATGGCTCAGCAGCAGGAACCACAGTGGCTGCCTCAAATGGCATGGAAATAACTGTCAAGGTTGATGCCGCAAAGAAATTTGATAGAAGCCTTGCGGACACGTATAAGGTCACGGCATCCGCGCTGAACCTGAGGGCAGGGGCCGGCACTGGCAAGGCAGTCCTTACGGAAATGCCGAAAGGCTTAGAGGCAAAGTGTTATGGGTATTACACGGATGTGTCCGGGACAAAGTGGCTTTATGTAGAGGTGACAGTAGCTGGCAAGGGGTATACAGGGTTTGCAAGCAGTAAATATCTTGTCAGATCCAAATAACGAAAAAAATAATTTTATCATTTAGGAGGCTTACATGGCAAAGGAAAGCAATGTAGCAGGGACTCAGGAAACACCAAAGAAGGAAAAGGCATATAAAGTTATTTGTGGTATATTTAAAGCCAGGAATGTGGCCTTACAGGAAGCATCAGTGTTAAAAAGGAAAGGAATTAATGCGGTGCTTGCAATTGGCAAGGAAGGATATAGTGTAGTTTGTGCTGATGGCGTATCAAGAGCTATGGCAGAGGAAGCAAAGAAGGAAATTGAGGCGAAAGGCTTAAAAGCCGTGATTTCCGAACAGTAAAGAATATTCAGACAGAATTTCGATGTAAAAGAGTAGGCAGCAGGTATTATTACGCTGCCTACTTCTAATCTTATTATCACTTTTTTATTCTGATGGTGGAGGGGAATAGAATAAAAAGAAGAACCTAAAAGCGCAAAAAAAGTGTCTCTCCATCCCAGGTGCATTCCTGCACGGCTTCGCGTACAATGGCATTCCTCTCCACGTCTGAGAAGCCATCCAGCCCGCGGATCAGGCGGGCAATCTCTTCGGCACGTCCTTCGGCAGTCCTGGCCATATCACTGTTCCGGCGCATGTCCAGCTTAAGAATGTCCAATTCACGCCTGACTGCCCCAAGGTTTAGGTCTTCCTTCTCAATCTGGGCAATTATGTATTTTGCGGCGGACGACCCTTCGGCATCGCTTAGGGTTTCTGTAAGGCGGCTTATCTTGGCCTGCAGCCTGGCGGCCTGCGCTTCCAGGCTGCGAAGGCGCTTCCCTCCATCGTCTGGCTGTCCTGTGCCAGCATACTTCATGATGGCCTTTGGGTCGGACTCTATTTCCCGGAAGATGGCCAGGGCTTTCCCGTCCAGGATGTCGCATTTCACGAATTTCATGTCGCAGGCTTCGATGCCCTGCTGGTTGCGCTTCCGGCAGCTGTAGTGGCTCAGTATCCCAGACTTCAGCTTTTTGCGGGCAACTGACATCAGGCAGCCGCACTTGCACCGCACCACGCCCTTTAGGAGTGGGACGTCATACTTCATCGTCTTGCAGAAAGTATTCTGCTGGAAGCGTTCCTGGGCAGCAAGCCAGCGCCCTGCAGGGAGGAATGGCTTGTGGTGGCCAATGCAGACGACCCATCTGTCCGGGGGCTGCCGGATGGCTTTCCTGCCCTTCTGGTCAGTCCTGCCATACACCATCACGCCATGTGTGCCGTCCCATTTCTCCCTGGGCGACCCAGGGTCCATCTGGCAGCCCTTCCCAGAGAAGAAGTCATAGACTTCCGGGGATGCCTCCACGCAGTAAGGCATGGTCAGGAGCTGGTAGAGCTGTGAGGCGGAGAAAAAGCAGCCCTTTTCTGTACGGATGCCCTGGTTTCGGAAGAGGGTCTGCATATGCCCTATGGTATAGCCGTTGTCCAGGAATGTGTCAAAGATCCACTGGCACCTGGCGGCAGCATCCGGGTCTATGGCAAGCGTGACGTGCTTCTTCCCGTCTACTACGATGCGCTCCAAGGTATATCCCTGCGGGGCCTTGCCGCCAGTCCAGAAGCCTTTCCTGGCAAGCCCTGAGAGGTTGTCCGTCACCCTTGCGGCGATGGTCTCACGCTCCATCTGTGCGAAAGTGGCGGTGATGAACATCATTGCCTTGCCAATGGGCGTGTTTGTGTCAATGCTTTCCTTGAGGGATAGGAACAGCACTCCCTTCTCTTCCAGGGAGGCGTAGATATTGGCGAAGTCCTTCACGTCACGGGAAAGCCTGTCGAGCTGGTAGACAACCAGGGCATCCACAAGCCCGTCCCCAACGTCTGCCAGCAGGCGCTTCAGCCCAGGGCGGTTCGTATTTGCCCCGGTCATGCCTTCATCTGAATATGTTTCAAAGGAGTCCACCTTTCCCTGGAAGCGCAGCTCCACATATTCCCTGCACATCCGTTCCTGGTTGTCCACAGAGTCTGATTTGTCTGAATAAACCGATTTCCGGCCATAAGTTGCAAACCTCATAATGCCATCCTCCTTAAAAATTGGTATAAAAATAACACCCAGCCCAAAATCCGGGTTGACCGGGCGCCACGAAGGATGGTACAATGTATTTGGACTTTTTTGGGGTATCATCCTCCGGGTGTATCCTAGGGGCTGCCTGGTGCTGGTGACACTGGGCAGCCTATTTTATGGGGCATCGTCCTGGATCCTTTCCTGCAAGCAGGCCAAATTCCTTCTACGGTGCATTGTTTTTATTTGCTTCTCCCAGCAGCGTGATCTTTAATTTTTCTACTTCTGGCAAGGGGAGGCCGGATATTTTGGAGGTAATCTTTATGTCAAAACTTTCCAGGAGCATGTCTTTTGCAACGCGGATGGACTCTTCCTGTTTGCCTTCTTCCCTGCCCTTTTCCTTTGCTTCAAACATTCCCTGGTTGTAGTCCCTGACAGCTTTCTCCCTGGCCTCATATTCCAAGCGTTTCTGCTTGTCCTGGCTGATGACCTGCAGCTGCTGGTAGGCGCTGTCGATATAGGGGTCCCTTCCTGCAAGCATGTCAAATTCCTCCTTCCGTTCTGCATTGATAAACTTTGCCCACAGCTCTAGCCCGGTGCAGTCCTCCTTCAGTTCCGGGGGGAGCTTTGGGAGCTCGATCACATGGAATTCCATCTTGTCAGTATACAGGAACCCGCGGGTATCCTCCCGGATATGGAAGCAGGAATAGAAGCCAGCCTCTTTTTTGAAAAGCGTAAAGTCCAGGATGCTGATGCTGACGCATTTCTTGAGTACGTCATATTTCTGTCCCTGCTCAATCTGGTCGGTGTACATCTTAGAGGCATAGAAGAGGGAGCGGTCTGGCCATACCAGGAGCTCCGAGAGCTGGATTTCCACATCAATCACGGCATCGTTGTTCATGAGGATGCGGACGTCAAGGATCCCCAGCTTGTCATCCTCATGTACTTTCCGAAGGTAAGGGTTCAGGATCCGTGTTTCTTTTATATTTTCGGGATCCAGGTGGAGCACGGCGGCCAGGAAGCCGATGCGTGCCTTTCCGTCCATCATGATTTCCTTGAAGGCAAAATCAATTTTGGGCTTCATTAAGAACTGTGCCATAGTATCCTCCTATAGTGTGCGGTTTTTATTGTTCCGCGTGGTTTATATGTTATGCATTCTTTCTGATAGCATTTGTTCACGTTTTCCTGGGGGTTATTCAAGTTTTTTGGCGGTTTGTTCGCGTTTTCTGGTGGTTCGTTCGTATTATCAGTAGCATCTGCTGCATGGCTCATATCCAAGATTAATGGCTTCCTGTAGTGGTACCTGCCGTGGCCCTTTCATTCCGCTGCAGGAGCTGGAGCTATGGTATTTCTTGCCGCTATTTGGTATCCATACATAACCAGAGGTTGGCGGCGTTGGCGTATCGGAGCCGCCTGGATTGGAATCAGAGCCACCCGGATTGGAGCCGGAGCCACCCGGATTAGAGTCAGAGCCGCCGGGTTGTTGGCTGCTGTTTGTCTTTGGTTTAGTTACTTTAATTTTACAGGTGGCTTTTGTGCCAGATTTCATTTTAAGGGTGATGGTGGCAACGCCTTTCTGCTTTCCAGTCACTTTTCCATGTGAGTTCACAGTTGCAACTTTTTTGTTGCTGGATGCCCATTTTTTTACCTTATCGCCATATGTTTTTGATTTGATTTTAAGGGTATATTGTTTGCCGCTTTTTATAGTGACGGATTTTTTATTCAATGAAACTTTTGCTTTTAATTTAGGGATGGATTTCTTTTGTGTCTTGCCGCATTTGGAACAGGTTTGTTTTTTTGTTCCTTTTGAAAGGGCGGTTGCCCTTTTGGCGGTCACCCATTTTTTCCAAGAGTGCTTTTTGGATTTAGGGAGTGTCTTTGTATTCTTGCCATGGCACATGGTACATGTCCTTGTTGCGGTTCCTGTACGTATACAAGTTGGTTTATGGATTGTTTTCCAATCTCCCCAGGTATGACGTTTGGTTGCCGGGATGGATTCGGTTTTCTTAATATAGCATATTTCACAATATCTTTCTCTGAGGCCTTCATCTGTACAGGTTGCTTCAAGAATTTCATACCATTCTCCCCAGGTATGATGTCCAATAGCCGGGATGGGTTTAGTTTCCTCAATATAGCATATTTCGCAATATCTTTTTTGGAGGCCTTCATCTGTACAAGTTGGCTCAGTAATTTCAACCCATTCTCCCCAGGAATGTACACATTCTTGCGCAAATGTATGGACAGGCGCAAACGTTAAAAGCATAACAAATACAAGCAGGATTGCTGTCAAATTTTTTTTCATTCGTTCATTACCTTCCTTTTTTTTATAGTTTTAAAACGTATTTTTTTACTTCTTTTCACTTTATCCGGCAACCGTGGTCATTTTTTGTCTATCCAACTACCTTTTCGCTGCCTTTGCCGTTGGTGGTATTCGAAGCAGTAGATTCCCCTTTCGGAGCAGAATGCAAGACGCTTTTTTTATATTCCTCTTCTAATTCCTCGACCGTCTTTTCGTTTTCAGCGGCAGCAGGAGCAGCAAGGCTTTTTCTGAAATGCTCAAGCAGCAGCTGGCGTGTGTCTGCATCTAAGTCAAAGTAAGTCTTCACGATCTGTAGCTCAAGGTCAGTTGCCCCATGCTGTCTTGCAAACTCATCAAGGCTAAATGTGTCTGGCTCAATAAACATGGGTTCATTGCCATTAAGAAGCCAGTCTTCATTCACGGAAAATTCTTTACAGATTAGCTTAATTAATGACAATTTTTGCTCAGGGCGAGCAAGGGCATTTAATTCTATGTTTTTTATTACAGAGCGGCTAACGCCAAGCTTATCTCCAAAGCCGGTTTGAGATAAACGAAGATGTTTTTTTCGCAATTCCCGTATTCTTTCATAAACTTCCATTATGTATTCACCTCTCTTTCTTTCGGTTTGCACTTTTACTATACAACTTAAAAATGGTTTAGTCAAGACATAATATGATATAAAAATTCAAAAAAGGATTGACAAGGACATTTTGAAGTTATATAATGGCCATACAAGGACAAAAAAAGAAGTAAAATGGACTTGTAAAGACATACAGAGGAAGACAACCTACAAAAATATGCACGATGGGATTGGAGGGAAGTAGGATGGCAGAGCAGATGGAAGTTTTATTAAAGGCTGATAGGAAGCCAGAAGAAGAAAAGATACTGGGTCTTTTGGGTGAGATGAGCCAGGCAGAGCAGAAAGAAATGCTTGTATTCATGCAAGGTGTGAGGTTTGCAAAGGGCATGGAAAAAAGGGCAGCGCAGCCGCCAGAAGAAATTGTGCAGCAGGCAGTTTAAAGGAAGGGGTGAAAGCAGGTGAGCTTAAAAGAAATAATCTTAGAAAAATGCAATGAAAGGATTGAGTCAGCGAAAGAAGCAGAGTGGCCGCAATGGGTAAAAGAACATGTAGTCAAGAAGGGAAAAGCAAGCAAAGAAATATTAGAAATTGTATGCGGTATGCAGGGAATAACCGTGAATACCGCAATACAAATATTGAATGAATCGAAAGAAATTATAAAAGAGGTTGCAATGGGGCAGGAAATCTAAAATTCATGAGAATTTTTATAATGATTTAAGGTGTCATTTAAGCAGGATATGGTTTCGTAGTAGTAAGAAATCAAGTCATCGTTATTGGTAACAGGAAGGTAATCCGCACGTTGCATCTTTAAGATTGCAAGGTCATGAAGCATTTGGTTATAGGGAATACCGTAAGAATTTGTAATATCATACATGTTGCTTATCTCCTTTCTATATCTACTTGGCTGCTGCAACAGCCTGTAAGTACAGTATAGGGGAAATGGCATGTGATGGCAAGGGGAAGGCAGGGATGCAAAGGGCATGGGAGGAAAGGCAGCTCAGATGCCAGAAGAAATTGTGCAGCAGGCAGTTTAAGGGGAGGAGGTGAGGGAAGATGGGAAGTACCACATGACAGAGAGGAAAGTGGATTGTGTAAGTATTAGCAGGCAGTTTAAGGGAAGGAGGCGAGGGAAAATGTGGAACGATATGGAATTTACAGAAAAAAATTTAAGGATAGCAGATGAGATAGTTGGGGTGTTGACAAAAGAGAAATGCACCGTGGCACAGGCGGAAGGGATACTGAATGAAGTATCGAAGGGCATCCGCAGGTGTGGCACGGTGCAGGAAGTAAATTATTATGAGACTTTTAAGGATGACGTCCCAAGGAAGTGAGGATACTTTTTAATGCAGTTTCCTGGCGCTCACTGTCAGGAAAGGCAATCAATGTTTTGGCAATAATGCAATTCCGAATAGTATTATCAGGGTCGGTTGAAGCGCCGGCAGTGAAAAACATGCATTCTGCATTGCAATCCCCATTAATAAAAGGACAAAATGTTTTTTTATTCACAATAGGTACCTTCCTTTCTACTGTACTCGGCTGCTGCAACAGCCTGTAAGTACAGTATAGGAGAAAAGGCATGTGATGGCAAGGGGAAGGCAGGATGCACTGCATTTGGTATCAGGACTGCGGGGCTGCCACAAGGAGCTGTGCAGCAGGCAGTATAAGAGAAGGAGGTGATAGGGTGCCGGAGAAAACAGATAAATGGTTCATAGTAACGCTGGTAATACAAATGGGTAAGGAAGAGGCCGCAAAGGAAATGTTAAGGGA